CGGGTAGCTATCTTCTTCTGCAACGAAACCAAGCTGTACCAATTGAAATCTGGGGTAGCCGTGTCGAGCTTCGTACAGCTACATATTTCGGAGCTTCTTCTAGCGCACATGGATATGTAGACACAAGCGGCAACGCGACGTTTGAAGGAAATGTCACGGCTTATGGCTCACCGTCTGACATAAGACTCAAAGAGAACGTAGAGCAAATTGCTGACCCTGTTGCGAAAGTCAAAAAGCTCGACGGAGTTACGTTTAACTACAAGAAAGACGGGGGTCGATCTACTGGCCTGATCGCACAACAGTTGCTCGAAGTTCTACCCGAAGTCGTTTACGAAACCACTGATTTACAAACGGGCGAGGAGCATTATGCGGTACGATACGGAAACGTGGTCGGCCTGCTGGTTGAGGCAATGAAAGAACAGCAAAACACAATCGAATCACTAACCAAGCGAATAGAGGAGCTTGAAAATGGCGATAACTAACACACGCGCAGTTCAGCGCATTGAAACATACCCTGCTCATGTAGGTGACCATCCAACAATAATGGTCGTATATGAGCATACCTTTGACGATACTAATGACACGGCTTTGCCTGTGACTAGCACAGTCGTAAAGAACCTACAGCGGTACGTCGTCACGACTGATGAGGATGGCAACGAGACATCAACCGCCACAGATGTGACTGGTGAAGATCAGCTTGTGCAAAACATCTGCGCTGCTGTTTGGACTGACTAATGCCATTACAGACATCGGGTGCGATATCACTGCAAGACTTGCAGGATGAGTTTGGTGGGTCGCATCCGATTACGCTTAACGAGTATGGCGGCCTAAGAACGTCAGGCACTGGAGCAACGATAAGCCTGTCTGACTATTACGGCGGAACAAACTCGCCAGTAGTAACGCAGGGAACATTGCAACAGCAATACTCAACGATCTATGGTTTCAACAACGCCAACAACGTCGGGTCAGTGTCGCCGCCTAACTGGTACAACAGCAGTATGGAGGCTCGCTCTATTTTAGAGATCGCGAGAATAAATTCATCGGCTGGCTTGTTCTTCCACTTTGAGCTTAGTTATTCGTCGGCCATACCAGCAGATGACTTTACTAGCATTCAGTTTACAGCGAACGGTACGCTGACAACGCTGACATCGGCAGAGTCATATACGTCGACTACACAGGGCGGCTTTGGTCGGCGATGGTCGTGGAGTCTTTCCAACGGTCTTGACACTACTGAGATAGCCAATATCGCGGCTGAGTTTGATGGGTCGGGTACTGTCACGATAACGGTGAATCCGTGAGGACGCTGGTATACGACACGCCAGGGGCTGACGCCACGCACCTTGAGGGATTTGTTGAGTCTGAGGCAATCACCCAGGCTGATCCCGTACCCTTTAGGGTGCCGATGATCAAGACAAACGGCGTGAATGACATGGAGGCAACCATTGCTTTAGTTCATCTCATGGAAGATCGCATTGACGAGGATATTGCTGACGGGTCGGTTGTCGGGAGAATACCTGTAGACACTTGAAAAACCTTTTATGTGGCACTACATTAACTGTTCCATTAACAGAAAGGGTGACATATGTCAGAGCAACAACAAGTAACAGAAGAGCAATTTGTATTAGGCCAGCGTATGGAGTCACTGGCACGTCAAAATGCTCAACAGGCGTTGAGAATTGCGGATTTAGAGGCGCAGATCGCACTAATGCAAGCAAAAGCACAGCAACCACAAGAAGAACCTAAACCCGTCGAGGAAGTGTCCGATGACGATTACGAAGAAGTGTCTATCGATACTCTTAATTAGTTTCATGGCTCCTGCCTTCGGGCAGGACACTCCCGATATAGAACCAATTCCAGAATTAGATCCAGCCCCAGCGCGAGACGATGGAGAGTATGAACCAGACTTTGATGACGGCGGGGATGACAACAATGTTGAGGGTGATCTCAACAGCGTAAACAGCAATAACGGAAATGTAAGTAAAACTTATAATGGTGCAGGCAGTCGCTCTATGCCAGCAAATACTGCTGTTGCACCTAGTCTTATGAGTACAGGTCAACAATCGTGTCTTAAGTCTTTGTCAGGCGGATTGCAGCTCGTCGGCTTTGGTGTTTCTTCGGGTCTTTATAGGCAGGATGAAGAGTGCAATCGAAGGCTCAACGCCATTACGCTCTCAAATATGGGGATGAAGGTCGCAAGCGTTAGCTTGATGTGCCAAAATGCACAAGTATGGAGAGCTATGTTTATGAGCGCAACGCCCTGCCCTATCATACGATCAGGTCGTTTGTTAGTAGGGAAAAATGCGTTATTAGCTATTAAGCAGAATCCAGAGCTTTGGATTCCTGATTACGTAGAAGCAAAGGCATTTTACGATACGCTACTGGCTGGAGGTAACGATGAAAGCACTGAGCAAGAGTCTAGTACCGCTACTCTTAGTGATCGTTATCGCACCACTAAACGCGAACGAGATTGATGATCTTGTTGACACCTCACAAAGCATACGAGATACGTTTGCTTATGGCATAAAAACTATCGCTGGGGGTGAGTCATACGCGGGAGAGGGTTATATCTCTCCAGCTATGGCAGACAGTGGTTATATCACTAAATCCCAGCAAGATGCCTACAATGCCGCAGTCGCGGCAGTCCAGTCAGCAACATATAGTTACGACCCTGGTGCCGATCAATATTTTCAAGACCAAGCAGATCAAGCAATGGATGAAGTGTCTGAAATGATTGATGCGTATGTAGAAGCGGCACAGCAAATCATTATGGTTGCAACAGTCAATGAAATGGCACAAGACGCACAGGTAGCCGCAGATGAGCGAGAAGCTATGGCGCTACAAGAGTTTATGGGCGCTAACGATGTAACCCTGCAAGATGAAGAAATTGAGGCTTACAATGACGCTCTCTCGAACACTGAGCAAGCGATACAAGTGGCGGCGGCTTATATGGCAGTTGCCAATGATGAAAACTTACTTGATACAGCCGATGATATGGCAAGAGAGTACAATGTCACCTATGAGGAAGCCGCATCTATATTTTTTGACTTAGATACAGAGGCGGTTTGGGTGTCGTTTGATGGCGGTAGCACCATACAAGGCTTACAGGTCGGTAATTATTTTGCAACGGCACAGGATGTTTTAACGCGAGCAGAGACGCAAGAATTTTGGACCACTTCACCCGAAGGCGGATGTTGGTTCGCGGATAACCAAGAAGAGTGTTTGTCAAATGGCCCTTGAAGACTTAGAACTAAATGTCGGTGGCACGTCTATAAAGGGCGTTTGGATTGCTATAGTTCTGACATTTGGCTCAACAATTGGTGGCGGAATTTGGGCGGCGTCTCAGTTCTTTGCACAACTTAATGAACAAAGTGAATCTGTTGTTGCGGCTACAACGCAAGCAGAGGGTTTGGCTACACGATTTGATGACCTACGAGAGTCTAACGCTACTCGACTGCAAGCGATGGACGTTAAGCTGTCTAATATGGAACAGGCCATGACAGCCGCTGACGTAGAAAATTTACAAGGCAAGCTGGCTGAGTTAGGCGCTAACCTAGTGCAGATCATGGATGCACAGCAAGAGCTACTAGATTTGCGTGATAGAATTTCTAGCGTTGAAAAAACGTCTAGTGAGTCAGAAATAAAGGTACAAACACGCCTCGAGAGTCTTGCTACATTGGACGCCCGACTAAAGAAGTTTGAGCGTGACATGGATGATTTATGGATGGCTATCGATGCCACCAACCCACTTGGAGGTAATTGATGGACAACGCAGCGGAAGCTTTACGGCGCATAGAAATACATGAGGCAGAGTGTAAGCTTATGCGAGAAATGATGGAAAAGCGTCTCGATCAAGGTGCGGAGAAGTTTAACAAGCTAGAACGCATGATCATGGCTATGTACCCATTCATAATCGCCTGCCTTGGTGCAGTAGAGTTTCTGTCGTGAAGTTCAATGCAGTAAAGGGTTTAATAGGCGAGTTAGCGCCAACTATTGGCGCGGCCCTTGGAGGCCCTGTAGGCGGTGCGGCGGCAGGAATGATAGCGCAAGTGCTCGGTTGTGAGCCTACGCCACAGAAGATTGAGAAGGCTCTACAGACGGCCACGCCAGAGCAACTGGCTGAGATCAAAAAGGCTGAACTCGACTTTGAAGTCAGGATGCTAGAGCTTGAAGTTGACGTATTCTCGTTAGAGACAAAGGATACACAACATGCAAGAGAGGCATTCTCAGAGGATTGGACGGCAAGATCTATCGCTATTCTGTCTATACTATTGTTCGGCGGATATGTGTTCCTCGTAACGCTTCAACCTGCCGACGATAATGACTTGAATGTAGTCAATCTTGTCCTCGGATACCTAGGTGGCATCGTGTCTTCAGTGGTAAGCTTTTACTTTGGTGCTAGTAAGTCGAGTGGCAAATGAGCAAATTATTAGAACAACTCAAATTACATGAGGGCGTACGCACTCACTTCTACCGATGCAGCTCGGGACTTGCAACCATAGGTGTAGGCCGTTGCATTGAGCCTGGTTCGCTAGGATTGTCTGATGATGAGATTCTGTATCTATTACAGAACGACGTAGGTCGATGCAAACGTGAGCTGTTAGCCTTTTCTTGGTTTATAGATTTGGACTCCGTGCGTCAGGACGCAATGATTAACCTTTGCTTTAATCTCGGCTTCTCTCGCTTATCGCTATTCACTAATGCTCTTTCGGCTATGGCAGAGGCTAACTACGAACGTGCAGCTATGGAGTTTTTAGACTCTAAGTGGGCGCGTCAGGTTGGCAAGCGGTCAGAAGATGTTGCACACATGATCCGCACAGGAACATACCCTAACTAAAAAAGTTGCACATAACTATTTTAGTATGTAATCTCTTCTTATAAATAGAGGAGGGGTTATGCAAATATCCATCTGTATAAAAGCTGATATCAATCGGTATCAAACTGCACTATTTGGTTCGCCTATTACTAAGAATCAGGCTGGTCGTGTCTGGCTGTTGGTTAACTACGATGATTGTGATTGGGATTATGACCTCGAGAATGACTATATCGACGGTGAGGATCAGTTAGGACCTTTTGCACATCCCATACAGGTATTAGGTCATACGGACGGCTTCTGGGAAGGTTATCGCGTCCTGAACGCTGAAGACTGTATAGCTGATTACTTGGGGATGGTCTGATGAGCGATTACGACGAAGCATATCTGGCTGAGTGCCAGCGACTTGCTGACAACGTAGACGACCTACTTCAGTATCTCGAAGAACGTAAGAAGCCTAAGCCAAGGGTCAGAGATATTCTCAAAACAGCGGACGCCCAAAAACCCGAATGGGAGAGGCGGCACGACGCAATTGTT